ATTTGCATCTGATGCTTGTACTTTTATAGCCTCATCTTCTTGTATAATAAGTGGCTGTGATAAAAGTTCTGTTGTAGTATTAGTTGCTATTGTTTTTGATTTAAATAGAGTAAATATATTACTAGAAGAATCTACTAGAGTAACATCAATATTACATCCAGATCCTGAGTCGTTTGCAACTAATAAAGATTTTATTACAGCTGTCCTTGCTGAAGGCACAGTGTACAATGTAGTTAAATCTGTTGTCGTTAAATCTGCTTTTTTATTTATAAAACTATTTGCCATTAATTTAAAAAGAAGTTTTGTGCTTCTACCTCATCTTTTAGATCTTGTTGATATGTAGTATTTAATTTTTGAACTATACCATCTAAGTCTCTAGTCTGTGCTTCTGCTACAGTGTAATCATATTCTTGTGATGGTCTAGTTATAACCTGTGTAATTTTTGCCATTATCTTCTACCGTCTGGTTGTACGTCTAATCTAAAAGTTCCTAGTTTCCAGCTTTGACTAACAGCTGTATTTTCTATTTTTAATGCAACTGCTCTAGCTCTTGCTCGTGTGTCTACCTTTGTTGTTGAAGAAGTAATATCAAAAGGTCCAAGTGGTGAACCCGATTGTGTGCTATTAGGATAATTTTTTAATAACAGTGTTACTCTAGTTGCTCCAGTTTGTGATATAAAGTCAGGAATAAATCTTCTTATTTTCATTAGAAACTCTCCGTCTCCTTTAAATGTTGCAATACCAGTTGACTGACCTTGTAAAGATCTTTGTTGTGTAATGTCATAATCACCAGAAGATATGTTTGAAGTAATTGCAGTTATAGTACCGTTTTTATTTTGATCGGTCCCTGTTTCGTGTTCAAAGTATGATGTTCTACCTTCAGTGTTTCCAACAACATCAAATGATGAATCATTATCTGCACTATATTCTGTTGCATGTGGTTTGTTAAATACAGCAGAATCTCTCCACGTTGTTCTAGCAAGTGTTCCAACAGTCCATACAGGTCTTTGTGGTGATGAATCAAGATAGTTATACGTTACTTGTTTGTCGATGACGTCTGACGATGAAGATGCATAAAACCAGTTTACTTCTCCAAATAGATTATTTACACCTGAAGAAATTAATTGATTACCCGTTGCTAGATTTATATTATCATAGACATGGTCTTCTACTAAACAAGGTAAAGATTCTAGTCTACCACCATACCTAAAAAAACCATTCTCCGACATCCAATATGCAGCACCATCAACTTCCACGCACGCATTCTGTCCCGCGAGTCCACAGTTAGTACCAACTTGTGCAAATGCGAATGTAAAAGGTTGACCAACAAAACGCATTGTAAATAATGCTGTATCACTCCAAACATAGATTGCATCTCTACCTCTGATAGCTCCCATAATTTTAGAACCATCAGCTAGTCTTTGTGTACCTGCTGTATTGTTTGCTGTAGGTGTATAAGAATTAATATTCTCCTGATCTGAAAACCTAATAAACATATCGTCTTGTGTATCAGCTGCACCAATAGTTGTTTCTGTTCCAAAGAATACCAAGTGACGATCCGGTGTGGATACTACCATATGTCTTGATGCAGTCGGTGCACCAGATATAATTGTTGCTCTTGTTTGAGTAGCATTACCTGCACTTGAATTCCATTCAAAACAAGGTCCATCATGAATTAAACAAATTGCTTTATCACCAAAGTTATCAAGTGACCACATACCAGGATCTAAAGCTAAACCTTCTTCTGTCTGTTCATTCCAGGCTGCATAGTTAGTACCATCAGTAACAGTCACTCCATTACTGTGTGATGCAGCTGTAGTTCCCCTTGCTCCTCTAGTTACACCTGTCAAAGTGTTTCCACTAATGCCTGTGTATTGTATCATTTCTGACCCTATCAATACAAAACTTGTACCCGTGTCAGGAAAATTAGATGCATCTGTTAGAACAACTGTTGTAGTAGTATCGTTTATTGCTCCATTTAAAGTAGTTGTAGTGGCATCGTTATCTACCCCTCCATAAGTTCCTAGACCCCAACCAAAACCTTTTTCTTGTATTGGAGTTCCAACAGGATAGTAATGCTGTGATCTAATACCACCAGAAGTTGTTGCGCCAGAACCTGTTTCTGCAGATGGCATTGTAATAGTTATCGTTGTACCGCTTGGTACAGATGTTACCATAAATTTTTTATCGTTAAAATCAGAAGCTGTATAGTTAGAACCAGTAATAGTAGTAAAACTATCTAGCAACACTATATCTTGTGGGTTAATATTATGGGCTGTAGGAAAAGTTATAGTAACTGAAGTAGATCCATTTGTAGTACTGAAAGCATTTGTAAGTGTTGTCGTGGTTTTAATAGGGTGTATGTCGTAAAAGACATTACCAGAAAAGGCATATAATATTCTATTAGTTCCTACAATAGAATATCTTTGTCCAGAAGTATTTACAAAATGGTGCAAACCCCTAGCTACACCTGTCAATTCGTTAGAGTTTACTTGCCCTAATTGATTCCAACCACCTATTTTTTCAGGTATACCATATCTAAATCTAACGTTATCACAGTCTACCCATTGCCCTTCTGCTCCGGTTTCTGTGATTTGTTTATTTATGCCTGGCTGAAATCCGATTTTCTGTAACATAATTTCGCATTATACCTTGTTTTTAGGTGAAATCAATGTATACTATTCGCTATGAAAGTAATAGAAAGACTAAGAGATATCAAGATAAAACTTGTAGAAAAAGATATTTTAGAGTGCCTTCAAATATGTAAAAGATGGCCACATAAATACCATTTCTATAATGAGCCATCAGTAGAACTAATTGATAGCTACGGCATGAATATGCAACATGAGCTGTACGATCTTGATACCTATCTTAACTATCCTAGATTATTGAGTATGTATGAAAAAGGTTTTACTATCCTACTTGCTAACATATTAGATATACACAGTGAACTAAGAAAAGTAGAAAATATTTTAATAGATGAAATAGGTCATAAGTGTTGGGCTAATTTATATTTCTCAAAAGGAGGTGCAGGAAAAAAACCAAGTTTTGATTCACATAAGCACCCATACGATGTAGCTGTAAAACAAATTTATGGTACTTCACCTTGGATTGTAGGAGATAAAAAATTTAAACTAAAACCAAATGATGTTGTATATATACCAAAAGAAACTTACCATCAGGTAACTAGTATTGAAGGTAAAAAACTATCATTAACAATTAACTTAACATAATGCTATATCCAACAATAATACAAGATAATTTTTTCGAAAACATAAACAGCGTAATAGAACTGGCTGATAGCCTTGAATATGCTCCCTGTCCCGTGGGTCGTTGGCCTGGTGAAAGAAGTCCAGAGCTACATGAAGCACACCCACAGTTTTTTAATTATTTCTGTACTAAACTAACAAAGCTTATATTTCCAAATCAAAATGTAGATTTCAATTGTACACTACAGTTTCAAAGAATATCTAAGGATCATACACAAGGTGGCTGGATTCATAAAGACCCAAATGATCTTACAGCTATTGCGTATATCTCTAAACATAAAAACTGTGGCACATCTTTATATAAAACAAAAGACTTTTTTATGTTTGGTGATCCTGAACTTGAGAGTATTAAGAACAAATCATATATGACTAAAAAATTTACTAAACAAACAGAACAAGCTAGATTATTAGCTAATAGTCAATACGAAAAAACATTAGAGATTAAATCATTACAGAATAGAGTAATAGCGTTTGAAGGTCTTAACCCTCATGGTGTTGAAAACTTTACTGAAGACCTAGACGAAGATCGTGTTACTTTGATAGGATTCTTTCACCACATATCTGCATCAGGTTTAAAATACCCTACAGTTCAATCAAGAAGAGTCTTGTAATGTATCAAGATATTTTAAAATATACCAAAACTGTTGACCACTATAACACCCACGACTTTTCTGTTTTTCTATACTCATTAATTAAAATGCAAAAACCTAGATGTGTACTAGAGTTAGGAACTGGTTTTGGGGTAACGGCTTTTTTAGCTGCGCAGGCCTGTAAAGAAAATAACAAAGGTAAAGTTATAACTATTGATAATGGTGTACAATGGGACCAACTTACAAAGTACGAACATTATATGCAGCATTCAACCATAAGATTCTCTTTAGGTAAACATTTAGAATTTATTAATAAAGATATTAACTGTGTTTTTAACATGAAGATAAAACCAGATATTATATTTAATGATGTAAGTTGTGAGCCCATATTCAATCAAAGACTTTTAGAATGGCTAAAAGATATAAATAAAGAATCTGTATTAATTATAGATAGAGGATTAATAATGTCTAAACAATTAAAAGATTATCAGTTTTCTGTAATAAAGAAATATACTGATTCTCTACAAAATAATTTTATTATAGTTAATGTACCTAAAAAATAATATAAAAAAATTAATTAAAGAAAGACAGCCGTTTATTAAAAATGTTCCTAGTTTAAAATCATTCTATTCTAAAGATGAGTTTGAAAAATATGTGAATACAACAACATTTGTTCTTGGTTCTAATTTAATTATTCGTAATAAAAAACATACATATATTTGGAATGACAAACCATGGAGTAGTTTTGAAAATACTATTCCTAACAAAATACTAGATGTAATACTGAAAGAAGAAACAACCTTACTAATTAACTGTGACAGAGCTTCAAAAACAATAATAGATTTTATTTCTGAAGTACAAGATGAAACTAATATGATCACAGACTGTCATATGTTTTATTGTTCAAAAGATACTGAAGATAAGGGTTTAGGTAGACATCATGATTACAATGACAATTTTATGATACACATATTTGGAAAAACTAAAGTGACTGTTTGGGGTAAAAATAAAATAGAAAAAGTTTTAAGACCTGGTGATATAGTTTATGTTCCTAGAAAAGTAGATCACTTGTTTGAATCTAAAACAGAAAGACTGTCTCTTAGTTTTCCTATGCTATATAAATCAAAGGTTGATAAAGAATATAATAATAACTGGATAACTATATGATCTCATTTTTAAAACAATATGCTGAAAAGTATAGCCATGTTAAAGGTAATATCTATACAGCAGAAATACCAAAGATATCAAATGAGTTTTTAACATATGAATTTCTGCCTTGGAAAAAAGGTAGGTCAGGCGGTCGTTTCAATACTAATGCAGATAAAATTGTGTTTGAAACACAAGATGATTATGTGGTTTTTGACAAAGATGAAATGTTAGAATATATAAGACAGAAAGAAATGAAAGAAGTAAAGTTTGATGAGCTATTGGACAAAGTTGATTTTAAAAGGTTGTTGCCAAAATGATTAACATGTTTAGCACACCTATGTACGAAGGTATTGTTAAAGACAATAAATGTAAGAAACAATTACTTAGTAAATTAAAAAACCCCACAGACATGGTTAAGATCTCTAACGTAGGTGGTATTCAAACGTCACCATTTACAGATAATCAATTAGATAAATTTTTAGCTAGACCTTTTATAGAATACACAGATAACTTAAATAAAAGAGGAGATGCTAAGTGGAAAGTATTAAGTTATTGGATAAATGTAAATAAAAAATCAAACTTTAATAAACCTCATGCACACGTAGATTCTCCTATACACTTCTCAGGTATTTGGTATTTAAAAGCTCCAAAGGATTGTGGTAATTTAGTATTTTTAAATCCAGATAAAAGCCTTGAAGTAAATAACGCTTTTGATTTTTTTGATCACTCATTTGCATACGCTGATTATACAATTATACCAGAAGACAATAAGTTAATAATATTTCCCTCTAACGTAACCCACTATGTTGAGCCAAACAAATCAATAGAAGAAAGAATCAGTGTAGCATTTAATATAGGTCTGTATGTATAAAGTTATAGATAATTTTTTAGAAGAAAAAGATTTTTTAGATATTCAAACAAAATTATTAAGTCCTAATTTTCCTTGGTACTATAATGACACTATGACAGGAACAGATAATTGTTTTTTTCACCACCACATATATAGCAAGCATAGAATATGGTCCGATATCTTTGAGCTGTGTAGTCCTTTGATGCAGAAACTTGATATAAGCGCTATGTTTGAATTAAGAGCAAACCTTGTAATTGCTAAAGAAAAACATTGGGAAAGTGACTGGCACTATGATTTTAATCACAAGAAAGGCAAGACTGCAATACTATATATCAATGACAATAATGGTTGTACTGTTATCGATAAAAATAAAAAACACAAAGTAGAATCTAAAGCTAACAGAATATGTATATTTGATAATAAGGAATTCCATAAAATGATTAGTCAAACTAATTCTAAAAGAAGGGTAGTATTAAACATTAACTATTTTCAAAAATGAAATACAAAGAACCAAAAATAATAGATAACCTGATAGATCCTGAAGTATTTAAAGAACTGCAGACACTGATTCTATCAGATACTTTTCCATGGTATTGGTATAATGGTGTAGTTAATGAAGCTACTGAAAAAACAGATTTTAAATATAATTTTCAATTAATACATGGTGTTTATTTTTATAATAAACCTAACAGTGATTTATTTGATAGACTTGAACCTGTGCTATCAGCGTTAAATGTAAAAAGTCTTATTCGTATAAAACTTAACCTACAACCTAGAACATCTAGAATAATTAAGTTTCCGTTACATATTGATAATAACGATAAGTTTGCTGATCCAAACATAAAAACAACAGTGTGGTATATGAATACCAATAATGGTTATACCTTTTTTGAAAACGGCAAAAAGGTATTAAGTAAAGAAAACACAGCCGTAGAATTTAACAGTAACATAAAACATTCAGGAACTACTTGTACTAATGCTAAATGTAGAGTAGTGATGAATTTAAATTATTTCTAATGAAACACGATATCTGGCCCCTATTTTCTTGTCCTGTATTTGCGACCAAGCTTTCTGTAAAAGATTCAGCAATTAAAAAATACATAAAAGAAATAAATAAATTAAATTATCAAAATACTAGCCCTAGAGATTCAAATGTAAGTCTAATATCAAAAGAATATTTTTTACTTAACAAACCTCAATTTAACTTATTAAAAAAATCAATTAGTAAAGCTCTAAATTATTATAATGATACTTATTTAAAATATAAAGTTAATTTTAAAATGACGACTTCTTGGGTAGCTAAGACACCAAAAAACAGTTCATCTGATATTCATAATCATACAAATAATTTTTTAAGTGGTGTTTATTATCTGCAGGCTCCTGAAAACTGTGGAAACATAGAGTTTAGAAATTTTAACGGAGGACAAATACAGGTACCTCAAGTAGAGGAATCTACAATATGGAATTCTAATCAGTTTAATTTTGTACCACAACCAAATGTATTATTGTTTTTTCCATCGTGGGCTTACCATAAAATTTTAGAAAATAAATCAGGTAAAGATAGATTATCTATTGCTTTTAACTTTTTGCCTTGTTCTTCTTTCGGCGAGCAGGATTCACAGGTCGATTTTTCGCCTTTACAATATTAGTCTTTTTAAATGAAACAGGTAGACCCATGTGTGGTCTTGTATCGAATCTAAGTTTTTCTTTTGATGAGTAATGTAGAAATGCTTGACCACAATACCTTCCTTTAAACTTATCTCTCCAATGATATACTTTTGTACCCTGATAGATAATTGCATCACCTGGACTTAGCTCGTAAGACTTTTCTTTTTTATTTAAATCAACTAATTTAAAAGGCCATACATCACCACCAAGATTTAATGTAATACTGTATTCACACTCAGGTCTATCCTTGTGTGCTTTCATAACATTATCTGTTTCATAGAGTCTTACAAAAGAGTATGTAGGGTATATTTTTTTACCTGCAATTTTTTCTACTGTAGGCATTACTTTAAGTAGTATTGTTTCAAACATTGGATCTCCATATATTCCATAAACATTATTTACTACTTCATCACCCCAGCCACCAAGTCTTTCATCTTCTTTGTTTATTGTTTGCCATACCATTTTCTTTAATGCAAGGTACTCGTAAAAAGCTTGAGCTAACTCTGTGTTAAGCAATTGTCTAAAAAGATAGTATCCGTTTTGTTTTAAGTTTTGTATTTCAATCATTTGAATGGATATCCACAAGACCATAAGACAAGTGAATATCTTGTTCCTTTTGTTACGGGTTTAACTCTATGCCACTGATAGCTTGGAAAAACAACAATACTTCCTTTCTCTCTTGCTTCAGTGCATATTCTAGTACTGGGGTTGGTAGGATGTCCATCAGTAAATTCTAACTCGCCACCTGTATATTCAGATGGATCTGTAAGCTGGACTGTACAAGATATTTTTCTTACTTTACCGTTCCAATTTGGGTTTCTATTTTCATATGGATCTTGCCACATATCTACATGCCAATCATAGAATTGTTTATTTTTATATATAGTAAATTGAGCAGGTTCTGTAAAATCAAAGTCAAAGTTCCAGCCTGCATTTTTATTTGCTTTAATTAAATAATCTATTACTGCTTCATAGATCCATTTTTTATCTAACCAAACAACATTAGAATTTCTAACATCTTTATTATTTTTAAGTTTTTTACCGGTATTAATCTTACCGTTTTTTGATTTTGTTGACTTACCTAACTTTGTAATTCTATCACAAAGTTTTTCAGGGAGTGCTTTTTCAAAATACCAATAAAAGTATTTATTCATCATAAATACTCGCATGCCCAGGTCATGCTTATTCTTGGCTCGTCATTTGGATTTGGTGTTCTTAGATAGTGTATTTTAGAATTAAAGACTACAAACATATTATCTTTTATATCTAATTCTGAAAACTCTTCTTCTTTTTCAAAGCTAGGATGTTTTAAAATTAATTGTCCTCCACCTGTAACAAAATACATTACTGTCATATGTGGCGTGTTTTTTACATCTTCATAATCAAAGGTATGTCTTAAAGGGTATGATTCTCCTTTGTTTTCTACGTTTGCAAAAAACATTTTAGGACCCAGCCATTTGTTTATCTTACCTTTATTATTTTTGTGATGATCTTTTATATAATCAAAAACCCAACCGATATGTTTTATATGTGTTGGTTTAAAATCTTTGTAAACAGCCAACTCTAAATCTGCATGTTTATAATCGTCTAAAATAATTTCTTTAATTACTTTAGGGTTAATATGCGAGATATTAAAATTAATTGAACCGCAATGAAAAATATATTCGTATAAATTGAATTGAGTATTATATCCTAGTATCATTCTGTACTTCTTTCACTTTCTATAATGTATATTAAATTATACTAAAAAGCAACCCAAGCAGAACCACTCCAATAGAAATTACCCTCTGCTGTAGACTCCCATCTACTATTCGTTTCACTCCAGTAAGGCCAATGTGCGGTTCCAGCATCAGCATCAATAATTTGATCAGACTCTGATGGTCTTGCTGTTGCAGGTTCATATTTACCTGTAGTCGTATTTAAGGTCCAACTAGCAAAAGGTTTTGGTTCTACAAATATGTCGTTTGTAGAGTCATATGTCCAACCAATTGAAGGAAAATTAGCTCTTAAAGCTTTTGATTGATCTGAAGATTCTGTATCAGAGTCAGGTTGGTAATGCTTACCTTCTCTAGTATTATATGAACATTGTTTCCAACTAGTATGTCCAAATGTATTACTTAACCAAGTAATTCCATCTGCTTCTGTTGGAGCATCTGAGTCTTTTACAACTACTACTGTTAATACATTATCACTGTCGTCTAATTTTGCAAAGTGTGCCATTACGCTGTAAATGTCCCCGAGGAAGTAAACGTATGAATAGTTGCACCTCCACTTGTTGTTTTTGATCCACCTGATGAATCACCAGGTCCTTTAGTGTGTCTTAAAATTACAATACCTGATCCACCGGATTTACCTGGAGCACCTTTTTGTCCGCCTCCAGCGCCTCCGCCTGTGTTAGTCGATCCGTTTGAGCCATTTGATCCTCCCCCACCGGATCCACCAGATCCTCCTGACGGCTGGCCAGCTCCTCTTCCGCCGCCACCTGATCTAGTTACTGATGATCCTGTAATTTGAGATGATCTTCCTGCTCCACCATTTCCACCCGATCCGCCGTGGCCTCCTGCTTGATTAGCTCCGCCACCGCCGGCGCATAAGTTATATTGCGCAGCACCGCCGTTTGTTCCTTGAGCTGGGGTAGTTGAAGGTACGTTTCCAGGTCCTTGACCTCCTGCAGGGTTACCACCGTGGTTTAGCCACGCAGCACCTCCGCCAGATCCGCCTGACCCACCTGGGTTAGCTGATCCTCCAGCTTTCCCTTGACCACCACCTGCTGATGAAATGAAACTATCAAAAGAAGAAGTACCAGCAGCTCCACCGACTGTGATTGTATAGTCAGTTCCTCTGTCTACTTTAATTTCTGATACTGAAGGTTCGTCGTAAGATCCAGAGTTGAAAGATACTCGGTACCCGCCTGCACCTCCTCCGCCTCCGCCGGTTCCAAAAGCGTACGACGATGATAAAGAATTTCCACCACCAGCTACGACCACATAATCTACTGCGTATGGTCCGCCACCTGCAGTGAATCCGAAGTTTCTAACTCCGCCTGCTCCGAAAGATCCAAGTAAAGGCATTTAGTTCCTCCTATCTATTATGCAAACTGTGTTTGTGCGGCTAATACTGTGAATGCAGCATCTCCAGTTTTAATAACAGTGTATCCATAGACATCTAGAGAACTTGCGTTTCCAGCTGAAGGTGCAGAACCACCTTGCCACTCTGGAGTAACAGATGACCCATCTACTTGTACTGCTGAATTGTAGTATGCAGATGAACCTTGTTTAACAATGTGAGAAATTGTGATTGACTCTCCAGTGTCCATAATATTGTTTAAAGAATTTGATCCATCACCTCTTATATTTAATGTCCAGTTTCCTGAAGCATCTGAAGTGAAATTCCATACAGCTTGTGTAAGAACATCGTAGTTAACTGTTCCTGTAGCAGCTGTAGCTTCTGTTGTAACTTTTTCTGCAACACTTTGAATTTTACCTTGACCGTTGAAAGTAGCTCTTCCATAACCTTTTGGTGTAAGGTTCATGTCAATGTTAGTGTCACCACCAGTTGCAGATAGTGCAGGAGCATTACCTGTAGCTGCGTTAGTAATGTCAAATTGGTTTACTGCAGATGCTGTTGTTTGAAATATGATTTGTTCATTTCCGTTTTCATCTCTAATTCCGTGTGCATCATCAATGTCAACGTTGTGTGAATTAGTATCTAAATTACCACCTAACTGAGGTGTAGTATCTTCAACAACTGATTTAATACCTGTATTGATTGTTACAATGTTAGGGTTAGTTCCATCATCTGCTGCAGCAAATATAACGGCATCACCTTTATTTGTTGCAGAAAAAGTAAAAGAATCCCCTGATCCAGATACATATTTAAATTGTACTGTGTATGCACCCGATGTTGAATTTCTTAAAAAATAAAAAGTTTGAACATCTAATGGAATTGTTACTATTTGGTTTCCTGTAATAGTTCCAGTAAACTCAATCATTCTATGAGATAAAGCTGCACCTGTTGATCCATCAGAAACTGATAAAGTTGTTGTTTGTGCGCCACCAGCAATTGATTGCTGTATAAATCCACCAGATATTTGTTCAATAATCTGTAAATTAGTATTAGTTTTTGTTCCCCATGTACCGGCGTTTTCACCAGTTGCTTGAAGTTCTACCCCTAAAGGTGTGTATGTTGATGCCATAATTCTTTTCTCCTATGCTACGTCACTATACGTTGTATTTGAACCAGTGTCAACATCTTGAAATGCTTGTATTCCAAAACCTTTTGCTGTTCCAAATGCTGCTACATTACTAGATATATTTTGACCGTCAAGCAATATATCTAAACTAATATCGTGTGTTACTGAACCTACACTAGTTGTAGCTGATTGTCCAGTTAAACCCATTACATCTGAAGGTCCTAAAGATCCTAGACTTGAAGTTAAACCAAATCCATCTGGTATTATTACAGGATTTGAAGTTGTTGCTGTTGAACCTAAATCAACTTCAGCACTTAATCCAGTTACACCCATTACATCTGCAGGTGCTAATGACCCAACGCTAGAAGTAGCACCTACTCCGTCTATTCCTATTCCCTCTATAATATTTACAGTTCCTAAAGAAGTAGTTGATGATTGACCAGTTAATGTTAACGAAACATCACCAATAACAGTAGGATCACCATTAGCAGATGTTGCTGATATACCTGTTGGAGTTACTGAAACATCTCCAACCATAGCAACTGAACCAAGATTTGTTGTTGCTGATACACCCGTTAATTCTGCAGCAGTATCATTTGCTCTACCCCAAGCTTCTTCACCCCACGCATCATGGCCCCAACCAATTTCATTATAAGCTTCTAATTCTCCAAGAGAAGCTGTCATTGATAGACCTGTTAATACAGCTGAGTTGTCGTTTACTGCTCCCCATTCTCCAACGTTCCAACCAGTTCCACCCCAACCTGTTAAGTTGAAAGCTTCTAATGAACCAACAGATGAAGTTAG